CGCGTAGATCTATTAGGTTATTGTTGCCATCAGTAGCCACTCAGACTGTACGAGCACATGAAGAGATATTGAATAGGGACAACACCAATGAGTTCATTTAATTTCCCAGACGACGTCGAACTGGTTCGATTGGAAATTAAGAACCTATCAGGAAATAGAAAGTCGATCGGACCCCAAATAATATCGATGCGTGTGCAAGAAGATGTTACATCATCCTATGTGTTCATAGAAGTGGACATAATGGATGGTATAGGGTTACTTCAAACTTTTCCTATCGTAGGTGAGGAGATCTTCGATATGGAAATTAGGTTCCCTAAGATCAACAAGTCGCTAAAGTATAAATTCGGGATATTTGCTGTCACAAACGTTGCGTTGAATTCTAAAAACAATGTCAACACATACACATTGCAAGGCGTCAGCGAAGAGGCCTTGCATAATGCATCGTCGCTTGTAGTCAAAGGATACAACGACAAGTATGAGAATATAGTCAAAGACATTCTCAAGAACAACCTCAAATCTACCAAGCCCCTAGTCGTGGGAGCGACTAGAGGGGTGCACAATATAGTGCTCCCTAATGCAAAGCCGTTTGCTGCAATAGACATGATACGCAAAAGGTCGACGGCGGCCAAATATGAGTATTCTCCAATGTTGTTTTTTGAAACAAGTGAGGGATTCATATTCAAGGATATGGTAGATCTATTCAAGGATGGAAAGCAACAGTCCCTTAAAGATATTACGTACATATACAATAATGTCGGGGTGACGGGAAGCGGCACCGTAGGAACTATCGTATCCTTCGGCACGCAAGAGAAGCATGACAGTTTTCAAAAGCTGAATACTGGCGCGTTCAATAATCAAGTATCGTCGTTCGATCTGATCACGAAGAAACTCCAGCCGTATGAGTTCAAATACTCTACCAAGAAGGGGTCCTTTGAAATGTTCAACCAGAAGAACGCTCACAGCAACCGCTTCATCGAGAAGTATGGAAGCCAACCTGCAAGATCATATGTCGTGTGTGTAGACAGTTCCAAGCCCGATGCATTTGTCGATAGGTTTGGAGATCGACAGGCGTATACGAGTATAATTTTTCAGAACTTCGCAAGAGCGGAGCTCAATGGTATTCCTGGATCGAAGGTGTTGAAGGCAGGCGGTGTTGTATATCTGTCATTTGAAACGGAGACCGTCGGCTACATTAAGGATCAGGAAAAGAACGACAAGGGCAATTCTGGATACTACTTTATAAAGAGGTTGATTCACGAAATACATCTGGCAGGTGGGATTCCAATGTATAGAGCATCGGTGGATTTGATATCCGGGGTAATGATGGAGAAGGTTGTATGATTAATGCGTTTGGAAATGAGTTTAAGTGGTTCTTTGGAATCGTTGAGGATCGAAATGACCCAAAGAAGCTTGGTAGGGTGAAGGTACGCGCGCATAACTTCCACACCACAGATAAGTCATTGCTGCCAACGAGCACTCTACCGTGGGCCATGATTGTCAACTCTCCGCTGAGCGCAGGTATCAAAGAAGTGGGATTGTCCCCGACAGGGTTAATGGTAGGCTCAACGGTGTTTGGGTTCTTTGCTGATGGTGAAGATGCTCAAATACCCATGGTATTGGGTACAATAGCCGGTATTCCGGATGATCATGAAGTCACGCAACTAGCTCGCGGAACCAACAACGTTAAGAAGGCAGTATTAAACCCAGAGCCTGACGCTAAGTATGCGTCCAAGTATCCTTACAACAAGGTGCTGACCACTGAAGGTGGTCATGTAGTCGAATTCGATGATACTCCCGGCAAAGAACGTATCCATATCATGCATAAGAGTGGATCATATATTGAAATCGACAATGAAGGTACTCGAGTAGACAAGACTGTTGGCGATCATTATTCTGTGATTGTCGGTGGAGAGAATATCCGAGTGCTAGGCGATGCTGAAGTAGAGGTTAACGGAAATGTAGATCTCACGGTCACTCAGAATTGCGCTATCACGTGTTATGGTAACTTGGCCGGTAAGGTATTCGGCGAAGCATCGGTGTATGTCGAAAAGGATGCAAAGATAATTGGTAATGCCGACGTCTCCCTTCAAGCCAGACAGAACATTAGTATATTTGCAGCAGCGACACTTAGCTTAGAAACACTCGGCAACATGACAATTCGTGCTGGTCAGTTGAACATTGAAACGCCGAATATGATTGTATCTGCTGGAGCATTGACAGAGACAATTGTTGGCGCATCGCTAAGAAACGTAGGCGGTATAGCATCGATCGTTGCAGGAGGATCGGCTTCGATCACCGCCGGCGGTGCTGCCTCAATCAGTGCTGTTGGATCAGCATCGATGACGGCTGGTGGCGTTGCGTCAATTACTGCAGGCGGTGCAGCGACAGTATCGGCTGGCACGACCACGACTATAACTTCTCTGGGAGTGCTCACACTGCAAGGCTCCGCAATCACAGAGTCTCCAACAACCTGGAGAAGAATCTAAGGATTAGATATGTCACAAGACTTAATAAACAAATACTCCAAAGCTGAGCGCCGTCTAACGTACGGCGATATCAGAAATAATATGCAGGTACATCCAGGTTCCAAGGACCTGTACCTCACCACCGAAACGGATACAATTAAGAATTGCATCTTCAATCTGTTGAAGACCTCCTTCTACGAGAGGCCGTTCCAACCCAAGTTGGGATCCCTGTTGTCTAGTTTACTTTTTGAAAATATGGACAACCAGACGCTTCTATTTGCTCAGCAGATGATCCGCGATACCATTGCGCTATATGAGCCTAGAGCGTTAGTCAATGAAATCAACGTATCCACTGCTCCGGATGATAATGGAGTATACATAACAATCGTTTACTCGGTCATAAATAATGATAAACCGATAACAATAAATTTACTCCTCGATAAGGTTCGCTAATGGCAAACAATTCCTTCAATCTCACGACACTAGACTTTGATGAGATCAAGACAAACCTGAAGACGTTCATGAAATCAAAGCCGCAGTTTAATACTGTCGACTTCGAGGGGTCCAACATTAATGTGTTGTTGGATGTATTGTCATACAACACATATCTCAATTCGTTCTACTTGAATATGGTGGCCAGTGAGATGTTTATCGACTCTGCACAGCTACGCGAAAGTATAGTGTCGCACGCTAAAGCATTGAACTACCTACCTAGATCGTTCCGCAGTGCAGTTGCTGAGGTTAATATTCAGATTACCCCATCCACTAATGGCGTTACTACCGTTACCATTCCATACGGCACAGAGTTTATTAGCCGAGTGGGATCAAACACATACGCTTTCAGTACAGTCGAAGATATCGTGCTGACGTCTACTACGAATACATTCACTGCTAATGGAGTGTTGATATACGAAGGTCCTATAGCTGAGGACACGTACGTGGTAGACACTTCAAATACCTCGCAAAGATTCCTTCTCACCAACCCAAATATCGACACACGTAGTCTGAAGGTGTACGTTAGTGAGAACTCTGGCGCGAATATTTACAACTACCAAGTGAGATCGTCACTGTTTGACGTGTCGGCTAACACCGCTATGTGCTTCTTGCAGGCGGCTGAGAATGATATGTATGAAGTGGTGTTTGGTAATGGTATATCCGGACGTCCTCCGGCAGACGGGGCATTGGTGCTGACGCAATATCAAGTATCGAGTGGTCAGCTACCTAACGGAGCCTCAGTATTCACGCCAATTGGTCCTATCAGCGGCCACACCAACGTAGTTGTCACTACAGTAACGTCTGCAACAGACGGGGACGTACATGAGTCTACTGATTCTATCAGATTCAACGCACCGCGATACTATCAAACACAAGAGCGCGCTGTTACTGCTAATGATTATAGAGTGATGCTGCAAGTTGCATATCCAGAAATCACAGCAATCAACGTGTATGGTGGCGAAGATGCAGATCCTCCTCGCTATGGTACTGTCGTGATGGCATTGACTGTTGCCGGTTCAAGCTTCATCCCCGACTACAAAAAGAAAGAGTACACCGCATACATTAAGCGCAGAGCATCGCTATCAAGCGACCCTGTGTTTATTGAACCAACCTACTTGGACATTGATGTAGACGTCGATGTTCGATATAACACAGGCAGTACTACTAAATCCGTATTCGATATTGAGACGGAGATTCGTTCGGCCATCTCTACTTTCTCTTCTACATCGCTTGAGGACTTCGCGGTAACGTTGAGATACAGTTCACTGGTGAAGGCTATTGATGAGGCTGATTCTAGTATCATCAGTAACGACTTGTATGTCAAACCATTCTTGTCATTTGTCCCTACTTTGAATACGACCCAGACACACGTACTAAAATTCTATAACGAATTCAGACGTCTACCGCATTCTGATCGCGTTCACATATACGAAGATGAACACACAATTCGCTCAACGCCATTCACATATCAAGGTACCGTTTGTACCCTCGAAGATGATGGTTTGGGTATATTGAGGATCGTTCAGGTTTCTGGTACCAATCACCTCGTGGCTGCCGAAGCGGCAGGTACTGTCGACTACGTAAATGGCATTGTCACTATTACAAACTTCAACATCTCTAGCT